GCACTGCCAAGTGCACCTCCGAAGAGGAACAATTTGGTCCTCCACATGCGGGTTGGTACCCGCCACCAGCTCTATTGAGCTGGTGCCATCCTGAGCTTGATGTCGACGGACTCAGGGCGTCCATAACGCTCTAGATGCTCCCTGTCAACGAATGGCTCTTCGCTGCGCTTAAGGAAGAATTTAAGCAAGGCACCAGCACCATCCAGCTTGTCAACTGGAAGTTTGCTGACCACCTTCATGCCCCTGACAAGGGGGACCTGAAGGTCGGGACAGAACTTATGGGTCTCATGACCCGTAAAATTCCGTTTGCCAAGTATCGGAGAATTCTCGCCAACAGCAGGAAAGGGTATTATACCCTCAACAATGTTGTCGAGATATCTCGTCGTTTTCCATAACCCTCTCTTATAGAGTTGGTCACGGAGTGACACGAGCGAGATGATCTCCGGAGCGTTATTCCGTTGTGTTGGGAATACTCGTCGGACGCGTACGACTGAAACGTCTTCGCCCTGATAGTAATCCTTTCCGCAAGACTCTCTGAAATAACCAGTCCAGAAAGACTTGCTAGCATTTACCTTGAACCCAAAAGTCTCAAGGTGGCTAACAACGGAGCGCACATAACGTACGGGGACAATAATATCATCCCCATACGTACGCACCTGTCCTCGGAATGACTTAATGTCTTCCTTGGAGAGCGGCCTCTTAAGCTCAGCCTGAATTCCCAGAAAAATCACAGTCATAAAGACAAGTGATTCAACAGGAAAGCAGAGAGCTGAACCCATAGACGCGAACTTTGCCAGGCGAATGACTTTCTTTTCGCCACGGTAAAGCACTTCAGCCTTTCGGGACCTCGACGCATCAACAGCCTCACCTAGGTGAGGATGGTTTTGCAGCATGGTCCTTACAAGCTGATTCGAGACACGATCCGATGCCTCACTCAAGTCGAGTGTGGCGAGATCGCCAAAGAGCGATCCCAGTCGAGCTAGCTCCTGATTAGGAGTGTTGCTCTTCCATTGGATAAAGTGGCGCGCATTGTCATCTGCGTCAACCGCTTTCTCGAAAGCCTCGAGAATGGCCTGCTGCGCATATTGCATCGCAGTAGGCTCAATCGCGATTATTCGAGGGGTCTTGAGCGTTTTAGGAACAAGAGTAACCCTGACGGGTCGCTCTTCTCCGGGTTCGAGCCAGTTAATCTGGTCCAAGTCCGAGAAATAGGACCAGTTGGGAAGTAAAAACCTCCCAGCTGGAAATACCTCTTCGAGACGTGACGTCCATTCGGTCTGGTTAAACTTTTGGTTTCCCTTAAGTCTATCAGCCGTGGCGCCAGGACCATGCTTTGGGACAAGTTCAAAGTTAGCAACAGCATTATCAACCGTTGCGAACAGATCCGCCCAAAGCAGACGGGACATCCGTGCGAATGCCAGAGTTTCCTCTGGTTTGCGCGAAAGATCCGCCTCCTTAACTGACTTCTCACATTGGAAATAGCCATCGATTGCTGCTTCCTTCCTTGTATCGCTACACGGAAGAAGAATCTTACCAAACATCAGCGTTAGCTGACGAATGGCATAGATAGCATCAACCGATGGTTTGTCCAATAAGAGACCTGTACCACGGTCAAACACAAGATCGAAGAAACCTCCGAGAAATCGGGGGAGACTACCAGAAAAGGTAAAACCTTGAAACTGGTTGCGATCTACCTTCCCATGCACAAGACTGTTTTGGAAGTCAGTGCAAAAGTTAGGTAGGGTAATCGTGAGAAACGATTCACCTTCGTGCTTGACGCGAGTCTGGACTGTTTTAAAGTCCCGACTGGTGCTAGTGCAACACCAGGTAGCAAGTTCATTAGCTACCTCCTGCCAGAGTAACATAAGGCTTTTCAAGCCGGCTCCTAAAATGAGTTCGAGCTTCCATAGCCATGTGTTACTGAACCACTGAATTAGTCCAGTGCTAGTTCTCGCCGCCCAAGAGCTGCGTGATCTTAGCACCCGAAGAAGCAGTCAGAGCGGCCAAGAAGCCGTCAATGTACTGCTTGAGCTCGGTATTCGTGAATCCGGCCACAGGAGCGTCAACCACCAGATAAACACTGTTGGAAAGCTTGACGTTCTGGGTCGGAAGCAGAGGATCCGCGCTCACCTTCGAGCTGTCAAGGCGGATTGTCCGCCGAGTGCGCTTGCCATAGGCATGCGCGACGGACAGTCGCGAACTGCCATCGGCCGAGGTAAAGACGCCAGAATTGACGCCGGAACTCGTACGAGGCATAGAAATCGCGACCGCATTGACAGTAACGGACTGGGGATCAGCAAATGACATGGCATTACTCTTTCAGTTGATGGATGTCGTGCCCTTGTAAGGGCACAATGACACCAGACAACACCCTTTGTAAGGGTATTGCCTAGTCAGCACCTTGGTTAAAGATGCCTAGGGCCCCGGGAAATTCCCAGAGCCCCAAGTATGGCAGACTGACGACCCGATAGGGCCTTCATGTCAAAGCCAAAACCGAATGGGGTTGCTCTACGCCGTATCTTGCTTTGAGCAATGACACTAAGCGTAAGATCTGAGCGAGGACCGTCGTTAAGACGACCCCCTCCACCCAGAGTTATGTCTATTTTGCAGGTTTTCTGCTGCATAATATAGCCATAACGCATTACCAGACCGTCCTGTGAGAAACGCGAAACATTGTGGAGAACATCCCCAATGTTTCCTTCCCAGTCAACGGCCCAACTCCACGGAGCAAGGTTCCATACGACCTCGGGCGTGAGCTCGAGGCCGGACAGTTTCCTTGCCTCTGCTGCATGCCTAGCAATTCGATCTGGGAGAGTTGTACCCAGATTTACATGATAGGTAAAGCAGCCAGAGAACCAAGTTTCAACTTTGGTGGAAATCACCGTAGTTGATTTGACCCCCGTAGCAGTGTAGAAACAATACGGATAAACGCTAGTCCCGCACCATGCGAGCCTAGCGTTACCCGAAGAAACAGTTTCTGACACTTCATCAGGAAACGTGTAACGCCGATGCACATCTTTACCAGAATCTCGGTGAAGTTGGTTAATGATCTTTTCAGATTCAATAGCCGCCTTCCCGAATTTCTGCAAATCGGAGATAAGTGGCTTCCAGCCGAACTCGACATTCAAGTATTCAGAGCCTACCTTTCGATAGTCTTTGAGCTTGGTCTTGAACAGCTCTCGGCCAACAAGTTTGGGTAAACCAGACTTGAGTTCTCCGATAAAAGTTGCAGCATCAGCAACAGGGTTAGTGGGAATGGACTTAGCAATTGCCGTAGTGCCAAGTGCCTGCAGACTTGCGTCTGAGGAAAACTGGACACGCGACAAAGCACTGTTCATTACCGAATAGGGATCCGAGGCGTATTGACGCCCCGTAAAAGTGTAGTCTCGACCGGAACCAGTAGCAATACTGGGATCGGAAGATAATACAGATTTGATTCCTATTGTGGAGAAATCTCCACCAATATCCCCTTTACCACGGCCAGCAGGCCAGCCGTGGCCACGCGATTGGGTTGTTTGCACAGCCCAAATCGGGAGAACTTCACCCGCGGAATCTTGATAGACTCCGGGAGTGCCAGTTGGACGTCGATACGTCCAAGGAGAACGGTCTGTATAGACCATAATCCTCTTCTTCTCCTCCATGATGGTTCCATTCAGTAGTAGGTAACTTCTGGGATCTCCAGAAGTGGTGTTGTACCAAAGCACCGTGCGCCCTTCACAGGGC